TGGTCTAATCGGTGGCGGTGGTGGTTCTGCATACAGTTCTGCAACCTCAGCAACCGGAACAATGACAGGTGGAGCCGGTGGTAACTCGGACACTAAAACTGGTGGCACAGGTTCATCAGGTTCAGGAATTACATTTGGCGGTGGAGGCGGTGGAGGCGGTTATGCCTTCCTCGGAGTCAACGCAACTAACGGTTCTAACGGCTCAGGAATTAACGGCGGTAACGGCGGTAACTACGGCGGTGGCGGTGGTGGGGCTTCTAACTCAGGAACAGGCGGTACTGGCGGTGCTGGTGTCGTCTACCTCTTTTACTAAAGGACAATAATGGCAACATTTGCAGTTATGAATGGCAACACAGTTTCTAACGTGGTCAGCGCCGACACAATCGAAGATGCACAAATCGCAACAGGGGCAACCTGCGTGGAATACACCGAGGCTAATCCTGCTGGAATTGGCTGGACATTTGACGGCACTTCATTCTTGTCTCCAGTTACGTCTGACCCACAGTCGTAATGGTAAAATTGTTAAAGAACTAAAGGAATCTTATGCCCTCAATTATAACCGTAGGTGGTTCAAGCAGCACCGGTAACGGTACAACGTTTGGCGACCTTATCGAGAAAGTATACCGCCGTGTTATGGGTGGTATCCGTGAGCGTACCGTACAAATTAACCAAGTTGACGGCATCGGTACCACTGACACAAGCGTTGTTCTTTCTGGTGTTCAGACATCAGGTATATCGCCTGGCGTTATACTTGCAGTAGAGTTGGAATTGATGTACGTTGTTGAGTGGAACGCAACTACATTAAAAGCAACGGTTTTACGTGGTTATTACGGTTCTATACCAACTAGCCACATCAATGGCACTATCATTTACATTAACCCACGTTACTCACGCTATGACATTGGTGTTGGAATTAATGACGACCTTCGTTCATTGTCTAGCCCAACCAATGGATTGTTCCGTGTAGGTGTTGCTGTTCTTACATACAACCCAGTCTTTGCTGGATACGACCTTGGTGCTTTGCCTGACAACTTCATTGACATCCTTGAAGTCCGTTACCGTATTGCACCACCGTACCGTACCTTCCCACCAATTAAGCGTTGGAAAGTTCTTCGTGGTCTTCCAGACCCAGTGTTCCCATCGGGTCACGGTCTTGTGTTGTATGAATCAGGTTGGCCTGGACTACCTATCTACGTTACCTATTCGGCACCGTTTATTAAGTTAGTAGATGCTGCTGACTCAGTGTTGTCAACACCAGGAACTAACGATGAGGCTGCTCCTAAAAATGGGTACTCAACAACTAACGTTACTAACCTAACTCCAACCATGCTAGACCTACCTCCGCTTGGTGCTGAGATTGACCTGACACTCCCACGTGAAATCTCACGTAACTTTATGGAGTCTCAGCCTGACCCACGTAAGGCACCGGAAGTCCCTGCTGGTTCTGTTTCTGGCTCTGTTAATGCTTTGGCTGCTCGACGCATGCAACGAATCAACGAAGAAGCCGACCGTCTACAACGTCAGTACACCAAGGTTCGTGCCTGGTAATGAGTCTTTACTCTGTTCTTTTTGGTTATTCTAATACCAGCGTTAACGAAGCAGACTCGTATTTTCCTAACGTAGCGTCGTCGTCATCGTCGTCTGCAACTGCTGCACTAGGGGCATACGCTGTAGCAATTAACGGTCGTCAGTTTACAGTTGACACTTCGTTTGAACCTTACCGTCGTGAGGCTTTCCGTCACAAGACTATTCCATCACAGCGTCAATCAATCATGATGACAAACATTGCTGGACAGGGAACAGTTAACACTGAAGGTCTGTGGCGACGTGAGCAGACTGAATGGTCTATGGGTGCAGGTCAAGCGTACTTAGACCGTAAAGGTGACTCACAAGAAACACGGTTTGCTAAAAGTAAGGGAGTGGACGTATTCTCTGTGCCACTTCAGGCGACACTTCTCAATGACACAATTAGCCGGTACTCAACTTCAAACGCAAACGTTCTTGTCAGCCGTTGTGGAATCTACAACGTAATCATTGACGGCACCACTATTCTCTACACCAACAGTTGGCCTACGTACCCTGCTGCTGTAACAACAACAATTGCTACACCCTCTGGTGTCACATCTATTAACTCTATTACTAGCAACGAATTAGTTACCTACATTGCCACCAACAATGGAATCTGGTACTACCAATTTGGTGTGTCTAGTGCTTTTACTTTGTACGCTGCCAACGACGTGACTACTGGTTTCACAGGTGGATACGACATGGTTCGTTGGGTGAATGACCAATTGGTTGCTTCAAAAAACAACCGTCTGTATGCATTCCAACCACGTGTTGCTTCTGGATACCCTGCCTTTGGCGCAGTGCCTAGCATTAACGATGTCACTATTGGTATTAAAGACATTACTCTTTCTGGCACAACCGCTACGGTAACTACAACCGACGTTCACAACCTCAGTGTTGGTCAGCCAATCAGCATTACTAACAGCATGACTCAGGCAAGTATTAGTAGTGTGTCCTACTCATCTGGTGCCATCACCGCTACTTGCTCTACTAACCACGGTCTTTCTGTGGGTGAGCAAGCAAACATTATTCTCAACTACGGTACGGTCCCGTACAACGAAACAGCAACTGTAACTGCTATTACTAATACTACGTTTACGTTTAATACAACGCAGGTTGCAACATCGTCAGGGTTCACAAGCGGTAGCGTTCAGGGTACAACAGGATACGGATTCAATGCACCGTACGCAGTTGCTTCTATACCAAGCACAACAACATTTACTGTTACTGCTGCTTCAACTCTCAGCCCAACTTCAAAGAGCGGAACTGTAGTTAACTCTCAAGTGCCTGACATGTTGTACACCCACGTCAATCCTAATTGGATTTGGTCAGACTCTACTGGTGGTGCTACTCAGGTTTACTTTGCTGGCTATGTAAAGAGCGGAAGCAGTGGGTACAGTGGATGTATCTATCGTTCAAACCTTCAAGGTTCATCAACGTCTAGCACCAGTGGTTACACAACTACATCGACTGGTAACGCACCTCAGCCATTTAACCTAAACCTTCCAGTTCAGGCTTTGCCAATGTCTCCAGATGAGTACCCTACATGCATCAAGTCGTACCTTAATTTTATTTTTATTGGTACCAACCGTGGTATTCGCATGACACAGACACTGAGCATCTACGACCCAACTGCTACTGCAACTGGTGACCTTAAATCAGGACCACTCATTCCTAACATTACTCAACCAGTTAAGTACCCAGTAACGGGCATAACTGGTGACGGACGTTTTGTATGGTTCACTTGGAACAATTACGATACGCAAAGCACTGGTCTAGGTAAGTTAGACCTATCAACGTTTATTGTTGGTGACCCACTAGCACCTGCGTATGCATCAGATTTAATGGTTACAGGTCAAGGAACTATTCTCTCACTTGACTGGGACCCAATCACCAGTTCACCTGTCATGGCTGTTTCTGGTCTAGGAATATTTACAAAGAACCCAAACAACTATGTATCTAGTGGAACAATTGAATCGGGTATCTTCTCATACGGTATTCCTGACCCAAAGATTCCAGTTACTTTTAACTACGGTGTTATTGCAAACAATGGCACATCAGCACAAGCAACTGTAATTGTTGACCCTAATGACAATGACTATGCAGGACCAGTACCTATTGAATCCTATTCAACTACAACGTTGAACACCGGAGAGTACCCAGTTCCTGCGGGTTACCGTGCCGAGCAGTTCTCTGTAACAATGCAATTGAACAGTGACAGCCAAAACGTAGACACTCCTATCCTTTACCGATGGACTCTTAAGTCATGGCCTGCTGCTGTTAGCGAAACAGCCATTTCTGTTGTGTTGCAACTGTACTCCGTAAACGTCGTTGACGGTATGGAAGTCTTTGTTGACCCGTACGAATCATTTATGTTCTTAGAAACATTAAGAAAAAAACAAACCATAGTTGTGTATCAAGAAGGACCGTTGGTTGCCAACGTAGTTGTTGAAGCAATGGACTGGATTCCCCACAAGCGCCGTGGCAATTACGAAAACGGTTTTGAAGGCGATTGTGTAGTAACAATGAAGACTATCGGTGGTTACGTCTATAACGGCGTTTCGACCAACTAGAAAGGTATAATTTAACCATGGCTTTAACATTCCCAGCACGCTCATACGCAGGAGCAGCATCGGCAGGTACCCTTGCTGCTGCTATTAGTTCCGGCTCCACAACCTTTGCATCCAGCACCACGTTGACTGGTTGGGTTGACATCACAGGTGGCACCTTCTCAGGACGATGTGTAATTGCATTTGGATACGGTACTGCTGCCGAAGAAAAGATTCTTTGTACGTACAGTACATCAACAGGTAACTTTACAATCATCACTCGTGGCTACGACGGAACTACGAGTCCAGCCGGTGGTTGGCCTGTTGGAACTACGTTTAACCTTGTGTGGTCTGCTAACGAAGCAGCAGAAGCAAACGCAGCAGTGCAGAACACTGTTGCTCAGATAACTTCTTCTGGTGATTTACTATACGGTACAGGTT